CTACACCTCGGTTCCTCTCTATTACCACACCTCCCATGGTAACTCTACCCCCGCCACCAAGCTCTTCACGTATCCTTTCTGCCTCGAGACTGGTAAGCTTCAGCCCACTGGTACGCTTAACTTCTCTCGCCTCGATTCGGCTCGTATCATTAACGATACTCGGTCGGTCACCAAGGATATTTATGCCGTTAATTACAACATTTTAAGGGTGGAAAATGGTATGGGTGGTCTATTATATTCTAACTAATTAGTAAAAGATGCTTTGGAAAATAGTTTTTCTTCTCTCCATCGTTTTTGTATTGACGTACGATCCTAAATCCAGGACACTTGAAACCTTTGTCGGTCAGCCCACAACGCCAACCACACAGAAGACATGTGAAAATGCGCATTACGAAGCCGTCCAATTCGCTCAGACACCCTATGAGTGTCCCACACCCGGTAAAACCAAAATGGGTGTCGTGATGTAGAATACTTAAAAAGAAGATGTTATTTTTATTTATAAATGATTCCCGTTACGAAAGACACTCTTTTGATTGTCGCCACCATCGTATGCGCCGTGGCACTCGTTTTCCTCTTTAAAGAGTTAAACAAGACTAAAAAGGATATCGATGGGTTTAAGAATTTTTCAGCCCAGGTCGTCAGGCATCTCAGCGCGCCTCCCGAGGAACCCTCTGTTCCTGAGACAGAAGAGGAACCCAAGAAAAGTGATGTAAAGGAGGACGAATAAACATATCGCCTTATTATAACTTGCGAATGCGCAATGAAGAAGTACAAAGCGATTGCAATACCGGTTAGCTTTATCGACGGGAAACCTCGGTTTCTCACAGTGAGAGATTGGCGCTTCAAGGATTGGATTTTTGTCACAGGAGGGTGTAGACGAAGAGAAATATTCAATCCTTTACGATGTGCACTACGAGAATTGGAAGAAGAGACACGTGGAGTTGTCTCCCTCAAGAATGGTGAATACACAGAGTTTAAATTTATACACAAAGAAAGTCCAACGGTAGACCTGGAATATAATGTATACATATTTTTCGTCAACTATAACCGAACGGAACAACAAACCCAACTACGAAGATTCTATGAAGAAAAACACAAGACACAAATTAAAAAGATGAACAATCAACCCATACGCAAAACACACGACGAAAACGATTATATGAGTTATGATACACTCGAAGAATTCAACTCACGTAAACGTTGGAAACTCATCATAGATAATGTGATAAAAAATCCTAAATTTTATGCGTGCATAAGTTCTCATAACAGAAAAACCTTCTCTATTAAATAATGAAGTCCAAGGCTTTTATTTTAAGGCAGATAAGTGAACTGTTAGAGAAGAACAGGGGTATGTGCGAAGAGGAAATTCAGGAATGGCTCAAACAAAATGAAGAAAAAACAGTATATGAATTGTTAACCTTTAAGAAGGAACTTTCTAAAACAAAAGAATACCAGGACGTTTCCTGTATGAAGTGGTTTAGAGATGATGAACAATAACAAGGTATGTTTAAGAATTGGTCCCAAAAATTCAATAATGCTACCAATCTATCACATGTGCTCATGGACGGGGGTAAACTCTCTGTGCCGTTTGATAGATTGAATGAATTTTACGATATGTATATCAAGGCTGTAAAATCAGGTGAAAGGATTTACGTCGTCGAACAAAAGAGTGAGACGTATAACTTTTTCGTGGATATCGATTATAAAGACCCAGAACCCCTGGGAATCGATGAGATCAAGGACATTTCTAAAGTTATTTGTGAGACTGTAAATTTCCATGGTGGTAAAGAGTGTCTCGTCTCTGTCTCACAGCCTAAACAGTCTGGTGACCTAATTAAAACAGGTGTACATCTCAACTGGTCAGGGTTTGTGGTTGATCAGATATCTGCGATCTCACTCCGCGAACACATTCTCGTGTCCCTCTCAAAATTTAAGAGTAATATGGATTGGAATGCAATTATCGATTCATCTGTATACGGTGACGCACGTAGAAAGACAAAGGGAAGTGGATTTAGAATGCCGTGGTCATATAAACGAGCCAAACATGAAGTGTGTGATGGTAAGGGGTGTAAAGATTGTGATAATGGTAGAATAGACCAATTGGCATATCTTCCAGTTTTCATATACAAAGTTGGTTCTCTCACGAGAATAGGTCAGGAGCCAACCGTTGAAATTCTTAAAATGTCAGCTGTTCGAACTGATGTATCCAAAACCGTTACGGTAGAGCCACCTTCTGTATCTTTGAAAATCAAAGAAGGTTCTTTTTCGGATGATCAGATGAATAATGAAATCTATGATGAAGAATTGAAAAACCGAATCGAAACGTTTATTCGAAAAAATATGGAGGGTCAAGGGGGTGCATATATCACTAAACTATTCAAAAACAAAGAAACATATTTCGCAGCGACAAATTCTAGATATTGCGAAAACGTAAAAAGAAATCATGGGTCGAATCACGTGTGGTTCATCATAAGTGGAAGAGAGATTCTCCAAAAATGTTTCAGTCGACATGAAACAATTAGGGGAAGACGTGATGGCTTTTGTGAACACTTTTGTGGTAGAAGACATAAATTAACAAATGACATCATTGATAAACTTTACCCTAAAAAGGAAACACTCACAAAGTGTCCCGAAATAAAAAAAATTGTAGAAAAACCAGAAATTAAACAGATGAATGTAAAACCAGATCTTGAAAACTTCATTAATAAGAATATGAAATGTGGTGATAATACACACGTAGTTAATGTAACACGAAATAAAAATAATTTTTTAGTGTTAACCACATCTAATTACTGTGAAACTATTTCTAGTGTACACGAAAATAAGACTATGTCATATATCATCACTAAAAACAAAATAAAACAGAAATGCCCTATATGCAAGAAGAGTAAGGCTAGAGAACATATTTTACCATCTAAAATAACTAATAAACTTCACCCTAAAGATACTTAAACAGAACAGTGTTTAAAGTATATAAATGGTAGTTAGTACTCGTTCTCGCTTTGGTAGGGTTATAAAGAAGCCCGTTCTTTATATACCAGTAGAAACTGTACTAGATGACGATTATGCTACAGATGATCATGATGATTTTGAAGACGATTCAGTAATTGATACCGAAGATGAATATAACTCAGAAGAAGGTAGTGATGATGATTACGACGAAGACGCTGATGATAATGGTAATCTCAAAGATTTCGTGGTAGATGATGAGAGTGAGAGTGAGGAAGAATCAGCTTAAAAAAAACAAATTCTATATTAGAAATGGAAACTGATATTGGTAATCCTATTGAGTACAACCCCACTGTGGACCCTTTAAATCAGGAAATTGAACACGAAAAACAGGAGATGGTTGAAGACCAGCCGTATTATTTCCATCCGAGTGAAATGAATTATCCACACCCCCCGCCTCAGCAAAATGCAAAAATCGATATATTCACGAACATTGATAAATCTACGTGGATAATCGCGTTTGCTGTTTTTCTTTTAGGATTTTTCATGGGTAAGACTATGCAGCCAGTTATACTCAGGTATACATAACTATTTACTTAAATCACGTATACGTCTTGATAGTTTAGTATCAGAATCTTCATAACTTTCAGGTGTTGTTGAATCCCGTGGAAATCCATTTAACCAGTGTTCCTCTGGAACACCAGAGTAAGCAACAAATGTTCCAATATCACCATATTTGGGGGGTATAAACCTATCCGTAATCGGACCCCTGTATGTATCTTCGACGAACCCTTTCGTAGTAGATGATTCAGAAACTGTTTTGTTTTTTAAATCGTATTTTGGTTTAAAAAACAAAATAAAGAAAGCTCCGACTAGGAGTATCGTGATGATAATCCTAATCATTTTGTTTATTGTATATGAATATTATTTACGCGGATGAAACCTCTGGCTCACCGTCTTCCTTCGTATCCTCCACTTTCGCCTCAGTCGACTTGGCGTCCTCCTCGCGCTTCCTCTGTCGCTCCTTCATCTCTTCATTGACAATTTCGTCAGCCTCCTTAACCAGCTCCTCCATAGAAGTACCAGGTTTTTCCTTCTTAAGTCGCTCAAGAACCTCAGCAGGGTGAGAAATTGGTGCCTCATCGGGCTTGGTGTAAAACTTCGAGTTCTCATCACCGGGTGTATATCCAGTCTTTGTATCCATCATACCCTGCTTACGTTCCTGGAACATACGAGCAGCCTGAGCCTGGTTCTCCTTGTATCCAGACATGATTTCCTCCAACTTCTCGTTCGTATAATGAACATCCTCAATCTTTGCAGAATCGGGGGGAATAAGAAGCCACTTATACATATCTACGACGTAGATATCAAACGTGGGATCCTCCTTTTGGAGGCGCTTGGCGTGATTGGCAGCCTCGTCGCGGTTGGCAAAAGCACCACGAATCTTGATACCGAATTTGTCATTCTTTTGGGGTGCATCGGGACCTACAATAGAGAGACACGCATAGATTTGACCAGGTACAGTGGTATAATCTTGTTCGAGAGACATTATATTTATACATAGGCTTAAAACTTTAAGCTATTATTTATGGAACCGACACTTAAGTGAGGTACTCAAACCTAAAGAAATATCAGTTATTATTCCATAAGGGTGACATGGAAGAAATTCGCAAGAACCATAATGACGCCAAGAGAAATCTTATCCAGTCCGTTTCAAAAGAAGGAGAACATATTCTCGATGTAGGTTGTGGGTTTGGTGGAGATCTTCAAAAATGGCACAAGTGTGGGGTGAACATTAACATGTGTGATCCCGAACCGTCAGCCCTAGAAGAGGCTCGTTCCCGCGCTAAAAATATGCATATGCGAGTCAATTTCTATGAGGGTGACATTCATAATTGCCCAAATAGAAAATTTGATGTTGTGTGTTTCAATTTTTCTTTACATTATATATTTGCAACGAGGAATTTATTCTTTAGTTCAATACACGAAATAAGAAAACGGATAAAACCGGGTGGTATTCTCATGGGTATCATTCCAGATTCTGAAAAAATAATTTTTAAAACTCCTCTCATAGATGATAGAGGCAATTTTTTCAAACTCAAAGACCACGGGAACGGTGGTTTTGGTGAAAAGTTATTTGTAAATCTAGTTGATACACCTTATTATGCGGATGGACCAAAATCAGAGCCGGTGGCTTTCAGAGACTTGTTAATCACACATTTAGAAGAGTTGGGATTTAGTTTAGAACTTTGGGAGGGTCTCTCCGGAAATCCTATATCGGAACTCTATAGTAAATTTATATTTGTATATAAGAGATGAGAACATTCGCGCTATTATTGATAATCAATCTAGTAGTTCTTTATTATACCAGGCAACCAAAGGAACTTGTTGAGGTTAAGGAAAAATATACCATCCTCAGGAAACATCTTCGTGAAACAAATAACGAAAAGTATCATATGCTTCACAGGACTATACCCCTCACGGGTATGAAACGAATGCAAGGTTCTGTGGGTTCCAATACAAACAAAGGTGGTGAAATAGTTGTATGTCTAGATGGTAAACCGAATGAGATATTTCACGTTCTGATTCACGAATTGGCACATTGTACTGTGAGTGAATACAAACATTCTCCACAATTTTGGGAAAATTACATCGAACTTCGGGACATGTGTATTAATTTGGGTATTTATGAACAAATTCCCGAAAGAACCGAATTCTGTGGTCAGCACATTCAGGATAAATAATCTCAGTTTAGTTTAAATGAAGACACCGGTGAACATTTTGATTACGGCCATCGCGTATTGGATACTCCTATACGTCGTAACACTCGTACCACTTATATCCAAGAGTTATCATTTAAACCTCATATGGTTTACTGTCATTATACCCAATGTTGTTCGATTCGCCATCGGTAACATCCCACGTCTCGCGGTAGACCGAGTATTTTTCCTTTCCACGACTTTCATCGCGTTAGTTATCACCTTTCTCATCAATCAGATTTCATCTGAAACGAAGAAAGCTATGACTGATCATAAAGCCGACGTTAACAAGAAACTTAAATTGAGTGCCTTGTTAGCGGGAACGTTTGCTCTCGGTGCTTTGGGTACGTATTATTCTGGAATTGATAATTCTATTTATAGTAATATGGGTTGGGAAAGGCCTGTTTAAGGCTTGACTACATAGTCCTTCATGAAATAGAAGACGATCGCGGCTACTACACCAGTAGTCGCGAGGCCAACCATACTCCTACCCCCTTGTTCGTTAAGGAACTTGGGGATAGAAGTCG